CATACTCAAAAGAATGGAATTCCTTTGCTAAGTATCTACTTGAAGCAGGATCAGACATGGTTGACATTGATTACGAACAATTCGACTCAAAATGCTCACGCGAAATGATGGGACTAGCTTTCCAAGTCCGAAACGATTGGTACGACGACCAGTACCGACAAGTCAGAGACAACATCTGCAGTGAGATGTTGTTCCGATTCGAAGTCGTTGGCAACGCTGTGAATATGCTGAACTGTGGTAACCCTTCTGGGGATTCTGGTACAACTGTTACCAACACCCTCATTGGAGTTGCCTATGCAAGGTATACTTACATCGTGTTAGCACCACCTAACATGTCAAGCGACGAGTTCTTCCTCGAGAACGTTTACTGCAAAATCCTTGGAGATGATTGCGTTATCGCCGTTAGCCCAAAAGTCAGAGATTTCTTCAATCCAACAACAATGAAGGAAGCTTTGGCCCAATACGGCGTTACCATCACGAGCGCATCGTCTCAAGGTCAAGCTGGGAAAGGGGCTCTTACCGGCTTCTCGACGATTGAGGACATCACATTTTTGAAGTGTGGTTTCCTCTTTAGCCGAGAACTCGGAAAGATCTTCGTTCCCACTATGGCACGAAACACCATCCATGAACTCACCAACTGGGTGAGCGCAGAGCTAGAAGATGGCTTTGCAGCCTGTGTTGACAACTGTAACACAGCATTGCGCATGCTCATGTTCTACGGAGAACATGAATTCGAACAGATGCGCAAGGAAGTACGACGACAACTCGACAAAGTTTCGAACGGAGTTCACTACACACTCGTCACCTACACCGACCTCAAGTGGCAGTTTCTTATTGACAATGTTGGCTACTTTCCGAATATGAGTCCAGCTACGCGAGCCAAGCAAGCGCTGGAACTATTCGAATAGTCATTCCACAAGGCGAAGTCGAGGGAGTTGTTTTGTCTACCGAGACACTCAATCCCGTCGTCGTTGCCAAGCCAAATGTCAATAGAGCAAATGTCACAACCGCAGAAAAGAACTGGAGTGTTAATGATCTCGTTAAGAGGCCTATCTTTCTTGGAGAAGCCACTTGGACCGCTGTACAACCTGCATACTCTAATATTTTCACTCAGTTTTTGCCACAAGCATTCTTTACTCAGCCTTTGTTTAGCCAATCATTTGGACTGTTTAATTTATCCCGCTTTCACTTCACTGTTACCTTCACAATGACTGGAACCAAGTTCCATCAAGGTTGCCTGATGACATCATGGAGACCAATGGTGGCCAATGATTCGACACATCTTAAGTCAATCAATTCACTTTACGTTACCCCACATTCCTTCATGCGTGCCGATCGTGCAAACACTGTCACTATCGAAGTACCTTTTAAGTTTGAAACCTCTTGGTATCCTCATTACTTGAACGCTGCTGACTACCCTTTCGGTTCAATAGGAATTTTTGTTATTAGCCCGCTGCAATTTGCAGTTGGAGCAACACCACAACTTTCTATTTCAGTTTCCGCTCGTTTTGATTCCCTTGAGTTTCATATGCCCAGAACGCCATTCACTTTCGCCAACCCGCCTGCTTTGCTTGCGGCTGCTGCAAAGGAAGATGAACCTGTAGCGAGACCGGCAACGCCGTTGAATCGCAACATTGTTTTACCGCCCATTGTAGCGCCACAGGGTGACGAAGAGAGAACCGTTGCTGGTTCCGCTGACCCCAAACCTATTATAGTAGGAAGACCTAGACCTCTTGATTCAATTAGGAGAGACCATGTCGTTTCGTACCGTGACATGTTTAAGCGCATGTACCAAGTGTGCCGCGCAACTAGTCCACTAGAACCAATCTCGTTCTATGCACTTTCATTTCCATCGTTTTCAATGATGGATGCGACTGCTGTTTACCACCCGTGGATTAAT